TACCACCAACTCAATACCCTCCTGCTGGTCCTGCTGGTCCTGCTGGTCCTGCTGGTCCTGCTGGTCCTGCTGGTCCTGCTGGGCAGGAGTTTGTTCAGCGCCATTCTGCGCGGCAAGCTTTTCAGCCTCACGCTGTGCGCGCTGCTCTTTGGTCAATCCGGCCATTGGGCCTCCTGAATAACAAAGGGGCCGAAGCCCCAGCGGTTAGCCCATGATGATGGCGGAGTGACGTGATGCCACAGCAGCAACACCCCAAGCCAGACCGACCTCGTAACGCACCTGGCGGTACTGGCGGTACAAAGCTACCTGGAAGGTGATGCCGGATTTCGGGTCGGTCACGTTCATCACGTCGTCGGCAGTATCGCCACCTTCCGGCATCGCCGGAGTACGGCTGGCCAGCAGGAATGAGCCGCGGTCAAACGCCATGTTTGGCGCGAATTCACTCAGCACAGTGACCGCAGCCTGATCTGCAAGATCCTGACGCAAGCCCGGAGAGCTGATGGTGATGCTGGAAGAGGTAGCAGCCACAACCAGATACTGGTTGTCATCACCATCAAACTTCACCGCGGTACCGGCAGCAATACCTCCAGTTCCCGCAGAAATAGCAACAATAATGTCACCCTCTTTCTTGGCGCCATTTACCTTATAGCCCGCAGCATTACTCTTCGCTGTGCGCTTAATGCTGAAGGACTCATGCAGATTGAAGCCCATGATTTTGCCAATGACACCTTCACGGAGCAGTTGGTCTGTGCCAGCCTCGTTCGTCTTGAACAATACGGACTGCTTACCGCGGATGGACGCCATGGCTTCGCCGCCGAGCACCATACGCAGATCAGTAGTTGGCGCACCATTGTCGGTCAGGATCTGACGAGCCAGCGCTGCATCGGACAGATCGTCTTTGATGCTGAAAGGAGTATCTTTCGGTGCACCAACTGCGCGGGAGGAGTTCAGATACAATGCAGCCAGATCAGCATCCACTTCGTTCGCCAGTGCGCGGAATGCCTGCTGGAACTGTGCAGCCAGAATGGTGTTGTAGGTACCTGCCGGGCCAAGAGCCAGTTGCTCTTCACCGTTCCATTTGACCGGGGCCATTTTGGCTTTGGTGATGGTGACATCTACGCCAGTAATATTCTGATCACCGGTATTTGGTGCTGAAGGTCCTGGAATGATGTCTTCGGTCTTGGTTGGCGGCGCAACTGGTGCGCGCACAATCTGGTCTTTAGCAGCTGCATCTGCCTTGGCGTCACGCGAAACTGCAGGGATAAAACCGGTTTGCTCGCGGGATACTACATCCAGCGCGGTATAGATGGTCGGGATCAGACCAGTAAGGGTATTACCTGCCATTTATGGCTCCTTTCGATTTAATCGACGATGCTGACGCCGTCTTTCAGCGCTGACTGTTTGCCAGCGATATCCAGGGAATCAAACGCATCGCGTTTCATGGTTTTCTGCCCGGCCTGATGCTGCGACTGGTGAGAGCCACCGCCGCTATTGCCGGACGCTTTGAGGATGTAGTCTTTTTGCGGATGCAACTCGACCAGGGATTCCAGCGCTTCATCGAAGCCAGCCAGTTCGCCGGGCTTGGTGCGGGAGAACACCTTGTTGCCCTGCCCGTCGTAGGCCACGACCTTGCCGTCTTCGATTTTGAAGTTCTGGCCGAAGTGGGAACGCACGAACTCAGCCGGGATCGCCATCTTCTCGGAGATAAATTTCGAACCACCGAAGCGGCCGCCGATCATCTCGTCGAAGAGCTGGGTTTCGAGCTGTTTGGTCTTGCCGTTCGCTTCGTCCAGTTGCTGCTGGTAAACCTTGGTGATCTCGGCCTTCACCTGGTCAACGGCGCCAGCGTCGATCAGCTTCTTCTGGTCGATTTTGGTCATCATTTCCAGGGCCTCAAGCGCCTTGGTCGGGTCGGAGATGCCAGCGAATTTCGCGAGACTGGCTTCCGCCGCCTCCTTAGCTTCGCGGTGAGTTTTAGCTTCACCATTCAGGGAGGTGATTTTGGTCATCGCTGCGGCTGCATCGAACGGGAACTCTTTGCCGTCATCATGGACGTACACAGGCATACCGTTTTCAACAACCACATTTCCGTTAGCATCGAGTTTGAGTTTCATTGTTTTGCTCCAGCCTTCCGGCCATTGGTTGTGGGTCATCCGACCCGGTCGCCGCGTCACATCCGCTCGGCGGCAGGCATAAAAAAAGCTGCCCGGAGGCAGCCTTGATTTGATTTATGAATATCAGAGGTGGGAGTTATTCAGTGCTGTGAAGCCTGGTATAGACAGAGCCGATCAGGATACCAATCATTCTGGCTTCAGGCGTTGTTTCTCCTGCCTCCTTGCAGATAGCATCGAGCTTTTCGATGACATCATCGGGCAACGGATCGGCGTGAGCCAGTTCTGAGGCTTTTTTCAGGTACGGGAATTTGTTCTCAGCCACTCTAATATCTCTGGGTCAATAATGCTTTGGCTATCGCCATTCATGAACGCAGAGACAATCTCGGCAAACAATTCTTTAGGCGACTCTGCTGAATAGGCGCTTAGTGCGCGCCACCAGCCTTTATCATAGGCACTTTCAACCAACGGGCCAACTTCCGGGTTCGAGTAATACAGGTGATGTCCCATCTCATGCCAGACAGTACCCTGCACAGAAGGCACAGCGACATAGGGCAGTTCGGCGGGAGATACCGCTTCCACCGATTTATCTATATCACTGGACAACACTTCAGGCCGCACCAGGAAGGTCATGTCCACCCCGACACTGTTTTTCCTGATAGTGTCCCAGGTTGCCGGGTCAAGTGCCCAGGGAGCAATATGCACAGCATGCCGATCTGAAAGATATGCACCTGCAGCTGTGCTTTTGATGCCCTCTTGCTCACCAAACGAACTCACTGGCGGCAGGTTAAAGCGGGTAATCACGTCCTGAGCAGCGCCAGCTGCCACCCTTGCAGACTCAAGCGAAGTGCCTTCCGGGAAGCGAAGCTCCTCAGCAATAACGCCTCGCATGCCGTGTTCTATTTCCGCAACGGACTGTGCGCGTTCCAGCGTGAAGCTTGTAGCCCCTTCCCCCTTAGGGCTTGAGACCCGGCTCAATTGCTCAAGGGTAAGAAACTCCCCGCGGTCGTTAAACATCTCGGGTACCGTGATTTTGCCGTCACGCATCATCTGCGCCCGGGTTACACCCAGCACCTGCTCCTGTCGCGCGTATGGCTGCCGGGCGAGCCAGTCTGCATAGCTGGTATGCGCTGGCACCTGCCCGTCCATTGAAGCGCGCGTGGCGCTGCTCAAATCGCCAGAAGGTATCTTCAGCTCTTCCCACGATTTCGTGATCAGGATTTCGCCTGAGCGGCAGCAGAAGTGAATTTTGCCGGGTCCGCGCAGATACGGCACCACATGCCCCAGCGGCTTGCCGTCGAGGGTGTAGAGCTTGCGGTCGCGGATGATGCACCACTGGCTGGTATGCGTATCCAGCGTGGATGACCACTGCTTGGCCTTGACGATATCGCTGTTGGCCTGGGCGAACTCCTGCCGCGCCGTAGCGGCCATATGGTTCACAGCGGTGCGGGTCACCACCGCCAGGTCACGCCGGGATGCGTTGATCACCCCATCTTCACGGTTAAGTTTCGGCGTGCCGGCAACGCGCCGGACAATCTGTTCTACCGTCTCGCCCTGGAGGAAACCGGAGCGCACAGCATTGGTGATTTTGTCCAGCCGGTCGGCTTCAAGCTTCTGGCCCCACTCCTTCAGCAATCTCCCCTGGAACGGCTGCGCTGCTGCTGCGGCGTAGACCTGCTCGGGCGCAATGCTCTGCAGCGGAACGTGTTTCAGGATCTGCTGCGGGATGATGCTGCTGAACAGGTCCAGTTGATACCCGGCCTCATATTCAACGTAGCGCGTCAGTTCGCGTGCCAGTGCCGCGTTAACCGGTTCGTAGGCCTGCTGATTGAGTTCACGTACACCAGCCAGCAGCGATGCCAGGCGCCGGGCGCTGTAGGTATCCGCCCGTTTGCCGTCCAGAAGCACCAACAGTTTCGCGGCCAGTTCGGCATCCAGTTTATTCAGCAGCGCCACCATGCGCCGGGCGACGCCAGTGCCGTAGCGCGACACATACAGGCCATGCGCTATCGTCTCATCCTGCAGGCGGTCGTTGACGGAACGGGCCATATCACACCTCTTCTGCTGGCGATCCGGTCAGCGAGGCCGATTCAGCCAGCAACTCATCAAGGACTTTCTCAGGGTCGGCATCAGCATCAATCAGGTTGAGCTTTTGCAGGGCTTTTATGGCATCAATACGACGGAGGTCACCACCCTGGCGCAGGGACTGAATAGCCAGCGCTGCCGGAGGGTTGAACTCATTCGACTCAACATCCAGCTCAGTACGGACATCAACGTTGCCGCCCTCTTTCTCACCGATGTACTCGGCCATGATTTGCAGGATGTTGTCGATCGCATCCTCCAGGCTGGTCGCCATGGTGTAGAGCGGGGACTGTTCCTGCATTTTCTCTTCAGAGGTCTGGTCTACTGACTTCGTCGAGGTATTGTCGGTGCGCAGGAGCTTCGCGCCAGCCTGGCGCATCTGCTCCACCAGATCAGCTAGCGACTCTTTGCCAGCACCAATAGATGAGCCAGTATGCTCGACGTACTCGAGGCCCTGCGTCTGCCGATCGTTGAACGAGGTTGCCGATGAAGAACCGATGGTTAACTCTTCCCCCTCCTCCAGACCGAACACGGTAAGTATCGGCACCCGGGCGACGTGCAGGATGTTGTCCTGCTCGCTCTGACTCTGCCAGTGCTTGACGTTCAGCAGCGCCATATTGAGCAGTGGCGGTGAACCACACATAAAGCCGGTACGCTTGGTGTAGAGCGTGACCAGGGCAATGTCTCGACGGGAGGTTGCCCACTCTTCGTGCTTTTGCCAGGTTGATTCACCCTGACCTCCAGCGGTCTTTCGATAGATTTCGACCTTGCCTGGCGTCAGGAGTCGGATCTGCTCGACTTTCGTCTGCCCGAAGTCATCACCATCTTCCACCACCACTTCTTTAATACGCAGCGAAGTGAGCACGACCTTGCCGCCGGTCATCTTCGACTTCCAGCCGATCACCTGGCGGGGATTCAGCATGGTAACGTACGGGCGCGCGCCGGTGGCCTTCTCATCAGCCTTGGTCTTCACCTGTTCGGGGTCAACGCGAGGATAGTCCACCAGCGCATGGGAAAGGCCATACTGCATCGCCAGGCTAAAGAACGACTGCGCCCATACATCCAGACGGGTGCCTTCAAGATCCACGTCTTTTGCGAACTCACACAACTGGTCCGGCACGTTTTCGCCCAATTGGATTGGCTCAGCGAATACACGCCCGACGTTCTGGTTGATCGTCTCTTCGTAGGCAGGGAGAAGCGTGGCCACTGCCAGGCGCTTTTTGTAATCCTCTTTGTCTTCCTTCGGCCAGCGTGGCAGATATGCCTCACCCAGCTGGCGCATATACAGCGTGCCGCCCATCAGGGCGTCGTTAATGTCCCACGCCTGCACCATGTTCCCATAGTCCAGATTGGGTGTTGAAATATCAGGCATGGTCTTACATCCGTAGTTTGGTGACTTTGCCAGTTGGTTTGATGATCGGGAATTGCTTCACGATGTAGTAACCACCAGCATCATTGGGGTGATCGTTATCAGCGGATTTATCCGGCTCGCCATTCGCCGCCCATACCTGCTGTTCCAGGCTGTCGGTATATACCGGGCAACGGGTCACGTTAACTTTGTAGCGGCGCTCTCCGTTGCCGTTGCAGAACATGGCGTTCACGGAGTTAATGCGATCCTTCACGGGCGGGTTGGCGGCGTTCACCACCACGCTAAATCCGGCCTGTTTAAGCTGCGCGATATCCGTGGCGCTGGCGTTGTTCGATTTGCGTGAATCGCCGGAAGCATCGGGATAGATGTAAATCTGACGAGAGGCGACGTAACGTCCGCCCTCATAGCGCCAGAACTCCTCCTGGATGCGCTTAATCATCGCTGGCGTGTCATAAACCTTCACCAGCTCCCGTACAGCTCTCGGTTCTCCGTCTCGCAGCACATGGACGATGGCTGCCATCTTGCCAACGTTAAAGTCCATGCCGATATACAGCGGCTCACCTGCCTGCTCCTCATCGGTACAGCCGTTAAGCTGGCGATCGAACTGGTGATAGATGGTGCCGCTGGTCAGGTTGGTGAATTTCCCACGCAAATACGCCTTAATCAGTTCTGGCGGATAGGAGTCCATCAGCGAAGGGATGTAATCGTGGGGAAGGTTCGCTTCATTATCGAACGTTGAGGCCTGTATCAGGCCATACAGCGTCGCCAGTTCAGGCTTATCGCGCACAGCTTTAACAAACTGCTGGTAGACGAACTTAAAGCCCTCTGGCGTGGTGGTCACATCGATGCCGTTACGCAGGCCGTCAACCTTGTAGCGCATACGAGCGATGATTTTTCGCCATGCCTGCTGCGCTTTTGCAGCAGCCATCACGTCCAGTTCATCAACCATCGCGTTGCCGATTTTGAAGCCGACAATAGAGCCTGGCTTCTCCATCGAACGGCAGATAGTCGTTCCGCGGTACTGACGCCCGGCGTAGAAGTGAACCTCTTTGTTCCCCTCGTTGATTTTGACGTTCATGCCCCAGTCGAAAGCCACCTCTTCCACTGTCGGATAGAAGATGTCACGGATCTGCGGATAGGTCGGCGCGAAGTAGCCCTGGTTGATTTTGGGGAACTCCCACATCCCCTTGCAGATGCCGCCGCAGCCAACCCACGTCTTACCGGAACCGAAACCGGCAACGTAGGCCTTAAACTTATGCGGCATTGCGAGGAAGCGCGCCTGGGGAGCGTTAAGCGTCGGCGCTATCATCACGAACCCTCGCGTCTACCACGTTAATGTTGATTGCCACTGGCGCAGGAACATCATCATCAGGATCGGCTGCCAGCTCTTTGCGGAGTTTTTCCACTTCCAGTTGCCGACGTTCGATTTCAATCTGCTGCAGACGCTGCGCAAACTCGCTGTCAGCCAGGCCAAGCCGCTTCATCACGGCTTCATACATGCGCTCGCGGCTAATGGCTGTTATCTCTACGCCATTCTTACCCAGCTTCACGCCGGAATAAGCCAGAGCAGCATCAGGAGGAAGTTTCCGGGTATCCGCGAAGTATGGCTGTCCGATCCCGTCACCATTGCAGCGCGGACAATCAGGGTTAGGCTCCCGGTTGTGGTCATAGCCATATCCGCCGGGGTCCTCAGGAGGTTTAACGCCCTCCTTGCCTTCAACCTTTGCCAGCGCCTCGTCGAACTCGACTGCATCGCGCCATTGGTAGTGATGACCGAAGCCCCAGCAATAACGGCAGGCGCCGCGACGATACTGTGAAAGCTGGTTTGCATCAAAGGTGGCGAGCTGCCACATCTGGGAGAGAACTTCATCGGCACTACCAAGCGTGCGCTCAATGGACGCTTTCTGCTGCTGCGCAATGGCCTGAGCAACACTAACTTTTGCTAACAGCCTCGCCCCCTGCTCATTGGCTGTCTTTTTGCTATACCCCGCCCGGATAGCTGCCTGTGTGGCATTGCGATCCTTAAGGTATTCTGCGACGAAAAATCTTTGCTGGGCCGACAAGCCATCATCATCCACCAGCTCATCTGCGCACTTTTCCTTTTGCGCAGTGCGCATTTTCTTCTGTGCAGTTTTTTGCGCAGTTTGCGCAGTTGGCTTTTTGATGTGTCGGCGTGCGGTTGCATAATTCAGTCCCTGCGCTTCACACCATTCTTTCGGTGATACGCTGGTTTCGGCATGGTCGGACAGGAACCGTTGCTGAAGCACGCCCCAGTCCGGTTTTGCCATGGTTATATTCCTTTTGTCATAGCCATTAAAAAAACCACCCTAAGGTGGCCTTTGCAATGGCAATAAAAGGGCCGCCTAAGCGACCTCTTCTTTGAAAGATATGATTATAAAAGTTTAATTTTCACGTCATAACCTTCCAGACCTGTCATCGCTTCGCGAGCAACAAACTGAATTTCAGAGACTTCTTTTCCTGTTTTTTTTCTTAATTCTGAAATTTTTTTTGCGATCAAAGCGGAAATTTCTTCTTCGGTCTTTTGTGTCAAAGCATCAACTTTCATTTGGGCCTCTTCTGGTTTACTCATATTCCCATTCTCCAGCAAGGTGATAGTTGTTGAATCACTATCTTCCACTATAAATGTCTATAAATTATAGACTAATGATGTTGTCGCTGCATACACCTACCAAACCCTGCTTTCCTCCCTGGATGGAAACCCTGATACGTTGGTCTGTGACAAAAAAAGCCCCTGCATCACTGCAAGGGCTTTGGGTATATGATGCCGGGTGCCTCCCGGAGAGTCGTTGGGATAACCACCCGTGACTCGCTGCTTCAGTCGTTCATGATGAGCGCCAGTGTAGAAGAGCCATCCGGTTAATTAGCCCCTCCGCTTAGGGGGATTCACCATAATTCGTTTACAGCATGGATATAAAAAAGCGATCAGTTATCGACATGCCAGTAAGGATTCCCGGGCGTTATTGGCGCTGAGTTCACAGATACTTTTTCACTGCGTTTGAAACTTCTTCCTGAGTAAGCTCTCGATCAGAAGCTACACAAATCTCGAGATGATCCCCCGTCAGTGAATGAATCCCGGTAAGCATTATTTTTAGGGAGACTTCATCACCGTTTGGGTAGCTTCGAACAATCGATGTTACAGGCTTAAGTACATTTGCGACCTCTACCTGCTGCGAGTTGAAGAAAACCAATACTTTTTTCATAAATTTGCCTTAGTCCCCTCTTGCGTCTGTTTTAAGGCAGATGTCGCTTTGTCTTCAGATAACCGCAAATGTCTAAGAAAGGCCACGCTACTGCGTGGCCTTTGTAAGTATTGCATTCCATTCAGTCCACCATCCTCCGGAGCCACCGGACAAAGCCATGACTAAAGGGCTTCCAATACACCTGTCAGATTGATAATCCATACAGGATGGGTTGAGTCTACATGTTAAAAAAAAATCGACACCTTCTAAAAAGGTATAATTATGTTTGTGTCGTTTTTTAGAATATATGGACTCACTCAAACTGAGATCGCAGTGTAATCCACTACTCTCATAACGAAACGCTAGAGATGTTATTAGTAAGCTCACTTTGGAATGGCTACTGTGAGTTGCGCGACGCATCTATCTTCCTGATGCTGGCCTTATCAATGTTGCACTGCCCTAGCGCTGATAACAGGCTTACATTCAAATCCAGGCTGGTCCCATAGGTCAGCGGATCGGGAATTGCAGGTTGCGGCGTCTCAGCTATCAGGTTTGCCGGCAGCGGTACCATCGGAACCGGTACGTATACTGTCCGCGTACTTCCGCAGCCGGTCAGTAGCTGCAGCAGGCACAGGCCGACGAGCGCAATCATCATTCGCAACAGCCACTTTGATATCTGCCTGGACTCTCTGTGACTCCAGTGCGATCTGCTGTTTTGCATTCTGATTTGCCTCGGAGATGGTGTTAATAATGCTCACCGCCTGAATGACATTGGCGGTAATGGCGTTTGCAGACTCGGCTTGCTGCTCAGCTCTATCTGCCCGTATTTTTTCACGATTGGCCTTGTCGCTGTAATACCAGGCCGACCAGCACGCTCCGCCGAACAGGCACAGGATGAACACGACGATCGCAATGAGGTAATGGGATTTCATCAGAACACCCCCGGCGCTGATGCTGGCATCCCAGGGTTAAGCGGCCCGACACCACCATTGAATAGTTGCGGCTTTTGCTGCCATTCACAGACTTCACGCTCAGTCTCGCGCCGGGTGATGAGGCCCTTCCACTGCTGGCCACCAGCATACGTCCAGCGCTGCAGCTCTTTGCACGCGCCCGGAACATCGCCAGCATTCAGTTTTTTCAGCAGCGTGGAGCGACTAAACGCGCCAGCGCCCACGTTATAGGTGAACGAATAAAGCGCCGCCCGTGCAGTCTCAGGGATGCGGACCTTAATCAGCGGATCGATGGCTGCCGCCACCTTGCGCAGGTCGGACTGCAGCAGAGCATCGCACTCTTTGTCGGTGTAACGGTGGCCGCGGCGAACGTATGCGCCGGTATGTCCATCACATACAGTCCAGACTCCAACGACATCCTGATATGCGTAATACCGCCGCCCTTCCAGCCCGTCAGCATTACCCAGCATGACTGCGGCAATGGTTATCGCGCCCGATCCGCCCAGGATGGCCTTCACGAGCTTACTTTTCAGCGTCGGGTTCATTCTGGCTCCTGTCGCGGCGATTATCTTCGCGGATTTTGAAGTACAAATTTGTCAGGTACGTAAGAACAGCGACAACTATGCCCACCAGCACGCCGATGGCGTTCCATTGCTCAGGGCTGTATGCGTTAAGGATGCCGTTCAGCACGCTCCCCGCAGAGGCGCCGTAAGCCGCGCCGGTGGTTATTTTGTCCATTCGTGACATCTCTCACCTCCGATAGTTTCGGGGTGCTGTGTGGTGTGAAGGGATCAGGCTCTCCGGATGAATTAACGACAAAACGAGTGATGGGTGTTTCCGGGAGCCTGAAATAGAAAAAGGCCACCAACCGGCAGCCTTGAGAATAGATATTTCCTGATGAGATGTAGATTGTGGTGCCGGGTGCCTCCCGGTGACTCGTTACCAGTTATGCGAGTCGCAAGCATATTTATAGATAACTTTAACTGGTTTGCCCCGCCGCATAGGGGGATTCACCAGTATTAAATCTAGACAAGTTTGAGCAAAGCACTAATCCGATCTTCTAAAAATCAGGTGGGGATAGCGGACCCTGTAATACCTTTGCCTCGCCGTCATGGCAGATGTCATCGCTTTGCGTGAGATGCCATACACCCGTTATGGTTCGACCCGTTTCGAGGTCTTCGGTTTCGTCGTTGGTGAAGTACGCAACCTGAACCCTGCCGTTGTGCTGTATCCAGTAGAAACCTTCTTCCATACTTACCGCCCCCTGACAGTTCTGATAGAACTAATCCAGCCGACATTATATGACTTATTAGATACAGGCAAAGAAGATGTGGACTAAGTGTGGTGCCGGGTGCCTCCCGGTGACTCTATGCTAGACCATAGAACCGCGTCATTCACCCCTCTGTCTAGTCGCCCCACCGCATAGGGGGATTCACCACTGAGACAGTCTAATGGCTTACATTAAATAAGACTAATCTTATCTGTTTATAGTCAGGCTCTCCGAATAAATTAACGACAAAACGAGTGATGGGGGTATCCGGGAGCCTGAAAAAAAGCCCGCCGAAGCGAGCCCTGTAATGTGCGTGGATACTATTCCTGAGCGGAACTGGTGTCCTTCTGACGTATCTCAACGATTCGAGACTGTTCATCCACGATGATAAGCACTGTCTCATCCCCAGCGAAAGCCATCAAATTATCTTCTTTAGAGATGATTCGACAGGGCATCCCTATCAGCTCTTTAATTGATGTTGGCTCTTTCCACGGCCACGGCACAGGACGAGTATCTGTTGTCATAGGCTCTCCGTTTATCATGTGAAAATGGCATGACTACCATTTGAGCCTAATAGACTTTTTGGATAACGGAGCCCCTAAAACGACAAAACCCGCTCGGTGGCGGGTTTCTTAACGGTGAACACACAATGCCCATCGTTGGAACGAAATTAACACAAATTCGGGAAAAGTAAATAGCTCACGGTTGAAACGTAAGCTGTTTTCGTGAGCATTATCGTGTTATCTGCTTGAGCTGCGCTTCTGCCCAGGCTTCTTCGATATCAAATTTCGTGATCAGCTGGTCGTAAAACGGCTTAACCGACTTCTTCCAGGTATCCAGGCTGATCGCATCAGTAATCTGGCAAACAGCTGCATGGGCCTCAGTCGAAGGGATCCGCTCATAACCGCGACCACTGCAGCGCTTACATGTGCTGAATACCGGCACCCCCAGTTTCTTTGTTTCCTTCTGGTTTACGGCTTTTCCGCGCCCCCGGCAATCGCTACAGGCTGCGCTGACCCGCCCTGCGCCGTTGCACTTTTTGCAGAACACTTTTACGGTCTCTTTAACTTTCACCATTCCGGCCACGGTCATCTTGCCTTCTGGCTTACGGTATTTGTTGGTGAACACGTCAGCCTCGATAAACCCCTGCCCCGCGCAGCAATCGCACTGTTTAACGCTGGCTGCGCTGCGGGAGTAGTCCTCAAACGCGAACGTCGCCAGCTGATGCATTACCAACGGCTTAACTCCTTCGCTCAGCTTGCGCAGCGCGGCAACCTTATCGCATTTGGTCAGCGCGTATTCGGACAGCAGCGCGATCGCCCTCTCCCTGTCGTTATGGCTGATATCCATCTTCCCGAGGAAAGCGCTGTACCCCATAGCCGCGCGTTCCTGCGTCATGCCCATGGCTGCCATGATGTCCGTACCGGTCAAGGAATCTGATGCGGTGGCGCGCGGGGAGTCGCTGATCATCGTGGACTTTGCGAAGTGGTATTTCACGGTGTTTTCGAGGTTCATACTGCGGCTCCTGCCATCAGGTAAATGCGGATAAAGTTACGAAGGATGCGATAGTCCACCAGTACCGTTCCCGGGCGGCGATAAATGCGGAGGCGCAGCCAGCGCATGCGAAGCGATTCGATCAGTTCTGGTTTCATGCTGACTCCAGCTCGGTGATGGTTAACTCCAGTTTGCCGCCCTTGATGATCGGCATCCGCTTTACGCGGTAATCGTCCACCTGCTGGTCGTCCAGCCAGAACCCGGCTTTTGTCAGCGCGTCGAACGCAGCTTTTTGCAGGTTGTCCAGGTCCCGGCGGCGGCGATCCGGCATATGGCACTCGATACGGATTTTCACCTGCTTAGCCAGGCCGATATCCAGCATTCCGTCTTTGATGATTTGGGCGACGCGGTCGCGGTAGGCGCGCCCTTCTGTGCTGATATGCGTGCGCCCGCGGTTGTGCCGGTAGTAGCGGTTATTGCTCGGCGGCCACGGCAGGCTGATTCGATACTCGCTCATACTTTTACTTTTCCCTCTTTCAGCCAGATAACCTGTGTGCGGGCCATGCCTTCCAGCGCGCACTCCTTTGCATACGCCGCATCCACTAAGCGGGTGCGGCGGTCTATTTCGTCGTGGCAGCTGCTACAGGCGATGGTGGCGATCAGGTCAGGCGGTTTGATGCCGGTACCGCACAGACCGGCCAGGCGGATATGCGCCAGAACGGACGTTTCAGAATTGCCATTGCACACGCCAGGGATCCGTACCTGACATTCGCGGCCACGGGCTTCTTTGCATAGATTTGCCATGATCACCCCCAGACCTTTTGGCGGAAGGTCCGCGGCGTGCGTTCTTGACGCCGGGCTTCCGGTAGCCGGACGCTGACGGTCCAGGTGACGTAATCGGGGTTCAGGCTGCGCTCGACCTTCACGCCGCGCGCACGATATGTCGTCATTAGCTCTTCGGCCTGCGCCGTTGTGCATTCGGTATGTTGGAACCATGAGGATTTCATCGCCATCACCCCGCAAAGTTCATCAGCTGAGCGGCGGCGTTATCAGCCTCGCTACGGCTCTTGAACGATTTGGACAGAATCCAGCGCCACAAAACGTCGAGTGCAGCCCGGTAGAGCTGCTGAAACTCGGTATCGTCCATGTTGGAGAACGCTATGCTGCGTGGATGCTTGCGAAGGGTGCCATCAGGCAGCTGGATAGCGTCATAATGCCCGGATTCGATGGTTACCCAGGCGCGATACGCGTCGAAGGACTTACAGGCGCTGATGCTGCCAGTGCGCTTGTCGGCGATGCGTTCAAGATACTGTTCAGCAGCATCCAGCAGCGCGCCTTCGTTCCCGCCGTATGAAGCGAGGTATCTCGCATAGCCGGTCACCAGCTTGCGTTCGTTGGATGAGATGGCCCCGCCGGTTGGCTCCCAGTATTCGAAGCCGAGATTCAACAGGGCGAAGAAGCGGCGGTGGAAAGCTGGGTTACGGACCTGTTTAAAGTCGGCCACCAGCACCGCGCCGAGCTTGATTTTTGATTGCAGTAATTCGCTGGTCTCCGGCGTGGCGGGGATCAGAATTCCTGAGGATTGCTTGATGAGTTGTAACTGCGCCATGGTGTTCTCCGTGGCGCATCAGGTCAACGGGTGTTCAGTCCGTTGATATCATAATATCAGAGGGTTGATTGACGTGGTAGCCGAGGCGGCGAAGAAAACGGGTTCCGGACGAAAGATTAAAAACCCCTTCATCCGCCAGCAGCGGGCGGCACGACACCATTCCATTCCTGGTGTATACAAGACATCGGCCCTCAAACGGCATGGAGCCAATAAGCTTGCCGTCTGAACGTCTTATAATGTCGTACCAGTCATCCTGCTCCTGCTTTTCTTTCACATCAACCTCCTCACTTTGCTATCCACAAATACACTCTCCCGGCGGGGAGAACTTCACTCCATAGAGCCAAAATAACAAATGGCGCAAATTTCCTAATAGGTTCGCCGGAAGAAAAATTCATTTTTTTCTGTAGCACTTAAACCATACAACAAAATACTGTATGCATAAACAGTAATTATCCATTTAGCTTAAGTGTGCACATGAAATGCATGTCTGCACAAGCTCATTTATCTATATGATTTTAATGATTTTACTGCCTCTTTCGCGCACAAAATGATCGTTATTTTTAACAGTCACCGTAGGAAATACTGGGGATAATATCTGATTAAAAACTGTTCGAGCCGTGCGTGCAGAGGGCCGCTCTGTGATTGAGGGTATATTGCCGAGGTGACACATCTTGTCAGGTTGGGAATTTGTTGCCGCGCTGTGACTATTATCTAATCGATTTCATAGATCAATATCATTGCATCGATCGGTAAAGCGATCGGGTTCGAGAACGCCGCGTTTACGCGGCGTTACGCCTATTAAGCGAACAGACTATTTCCTAGAGCCAAACCCCAAAATATGTGGCATCAAGATGACTTGGTTATGAGTTGCGAGCATTTATAAAGAACTTCATCTTTGCCTTGGCTAAACAAATCATTATTGATAAGAAGCGAAACTGTCTGTTTATTCGTCTTTTTTTGCTGCTCTGTCACAGGGTACTCAATGATATAGGTGTAAGTGACCAATTTGACACCCTTGGCCGAGGCATCAAACTTCTGAATTGGAGGTATGATGATATTGGTCACCTGCAATCCGCCTGCGGTTCGGTTATGAACCATTGAAAGTCCCTGCCCCTGTGCGACAGGGATGTTATCCTTTATCACGAAGTACTTGATGGTGCTTTCATCACCTCCATTATCAATTATTGTTACTGTATATCCACCATCGCAACTCGCTACAGCCTTCGTAACAACATCAACTCCAAAAGCTGCGTTGAAATGACACCCAAGCAGAATGCCTACAGCTATTAATTTTCTCTTCATCCCATGTCTCTTTTTTGTTTATAAACGAAAGAATTTATCATCGAAATCATTTGTTGTTGACCCGCTAATTTAAGCGACAGGGCAAAACGAATTCTTTTATGCCGCGGCTAAACGGCATTTAATGTATGAATTAGGCTGCTTATTCGCTCCCTGCGCACAACTCCGGCAGGTATGCTCTCATCATCGCCTCACTTAACGACGGGCATAATGCCCACTAAAAAAGGGGGATTGAAAGAAGCAGTTACTTTTGTAAAAGTAAAAGTCGCGCCCAAGGAAGGCCAACAAAACGGTAGCTTACGCACCACATGGAACTAAATAAAAACTATAAAAATATGAAGTAGACGGTTTATTGTTGTTTTATTCCCTTTAAAAGAGGTTTCTATGGCTACCTGCACAAAATGTAACAGAACTATTACCAATAACCATTGCCCTGACTGTGAAGAGAAAGAGCGAGCCAAGATTAGGTTTGATTTTACTCCCAACCCGACGACATACAGACACCCATCACCTCCGAGCAATCCGTATCAAGACAACCATCGGGGTGGGACTGTATATGTGGGGAAGAAGCCGCCAGCCACGACTGGTGAAATTATTTTCAATGTAATTGCAGCCATTGTAATTATTAGTATTTGCCTGTTTGTTGCTTATCAAGTGATGATTTCGGCTTAAAATACACATCGCCTCACTTATAACGCCGGGAGTTATTCCGGCGTTTTCGAACTGACATTGGATCACGCCAGCTCCTGTTGCGTTAAAACCTATCCCAATAAGTTCTCTTGTTAATATGTTCTTTAAGCAGCCCTCTCCCGCTGTTCGCACATCTCCGGCAGGTTTGCACGTACCAGCGCCTCAGCGAATGGCGGAGGTACGGCATTGCCGCAGCGGGCAACCTGCTTATCCTTCGCGTACTTCACGCCTCGGAAGTCTTGGTCGATGATATACCACTCTGGGAAACCCTGGGCGCGATACAGCTCTGTGGGCTGCAGCATGCGCATGCCGATATCAACGATGCGATAAACAACGCCGTCAACCGTCACCAGACCGTCAGCATCTGCCCCGCAATACTCATGCAGGAACGCCAGCGCCTGCGCAGCGCGCTGCTGATCATATCCCTCAGTCGCTAATGTGGTTTCGACGTTACCAACGTGCAGACCGCCAGCAGTAAGACCAGGCGCTGGCGCGTCAACCACCCTCCCGTCCCGGCAGGTTCCGCGCAGCATCACCAGGTGCGATGTGACCAGGCCATGATGATCGGTGGTGGTGACCGTGTGGGCTGGCTCATCCAGCGCTACGCCAGCGCCCTGGTAGTTCCCGCCAAAGTGCTTAACCAGATTCGCCGCCACCAGCCCGAACTTGCCGCCTCCAGCGACGACCGTTCCCAGCGGTTTATGCAGGCCGGGCACGCGCGGTTCCTGCCCCAGGCGTTCTCCGTAACCCATCTGAATCAGGGTCGTCGATACCAGCTGCGATTTACCGCCGCCGCCTGCGGTGATCGTGGCGCTAGGTTCGTCAGCGCGGTGCCCGATGCTGGCACCGAACTGCCGGGCTATCAGCGGGGCCAGTTCCGCCTCAACGATACCCAGAGCATGCCCATTTCCGCCAGGGCGCGCTGACGTGCCAGCTGTCACCGTTGGCACCGGTTCGTTAACCGGCTGCCCGGTCGCTCCGGTGCGGAACTTTGTAAGGTGCGGTACCGCGATCGCATAGCCGTGCGTTTTGGTGATGGTTTGCAGCGGCTCTGCCAGCGCCTGCCCGCGGAAGCAGTCGTATTTCCCTTTCGTCGTGGTGTGATTGCACTTCACGATAAACGGCGAGGCGCTATCAATCACGAAGCGCTGGATGCCGCGCGCGATGCGCTTAAGCGTGTTCTCTGCCAGCGGCTTTTTGCGGTCGAAGATGGACTGTGCCGGGATAGACCAGTCGATACATTCCGCAGCGGTACGCCATGGCGCCAGCTTGCCGCTCTGCACTGCTGGCGTTTTCGGATCGCCGTGGGTCGACTCCGGCCAGGTTACCGGCACGCCATCGCAGCGCATCACCATGAAGAATCGCTTCCTGATGGTCGGCGCGCCGTAGTCGCAGGCGCGCAACTCACGGTGATCTACGGCATAACCCAGACCGGCCACCAACTGCTGCGCCAGCAAACCGTCGGCAGCAATGCCCAGGAACTCGCAGCACTCTGCCAGCGCCGGATGCGCGACTGGTATACCGCCAGACAGCATGCCGCAGAATGCTTCAAAGGTTTCCCCGGCGCGTTCCGGGTCCGGGCGCATCCCGCCGTCAGCGGATACGATAAGCGGCCCCCACGTTTTGAACTCCTCCACGTTCTCCAGCATCATCACGCGCGGGCGCACCGCCAGCGCCCAGCGGATAACGATCCACGCCAGCGCACGAATCTCTTTTTCCACCGGCTTTGAGCCTTTGGCTTTCGAGAAGTGACGGCAGTCCGGACTGAACCATGCCAGCCCCACCGGGCGGCCAGCAGTGGCGGCGACGGGATCCACATCAAACACTGATTCGCAGTAGTGCAGCGTATCCGGGTGGTTCGTCGTGTGCATCGCTACAGCGTTCGGGTCGTGATTGATTGCGATATCCACACTGCGGCCGATCGCCAGCTCAATGCCCGTACTCGCCCCGCCACCACCAGCAAAGTTATCAACGATGATTTCTCTCACGCGTATTCCTCCATGGCGCAGGCCAGCGACCGGGCCGCGATGTAGATAGCTGGTACCGGCATTTTCTCCAGCCACATGCGATTGATGTGATGCTTCAGGCGGCGCTGGTGAGGTACCGGAAGATCCCCTACGTTTTCAATCTGGCCGTAAATCATACCCACTTCGGTAGGCCATACAGTTTCTGTCACATCTACCAGCAGCAGACTTTCAAGCTCGCACAGACGCTTACAGGCGTAATGCAGTAATGGGTCCACTATTTCGCCCCCCTGAAACCCGCCGGGATCACGGTATCCGGTTTTGAAATTTCATTCACATCCCGGGCCGCCTTACGGCTGCTCAGGCCGAATTTTGGTTTGAACAGACCCTGGTACCCGTTTGCGATGCTGGTGTTAATCACGGCTACCGGATCGTGACCTTCGTCCAGGCACTCTTTCAGCAGGCGGAAAGCCTTGGTTACCGTCAGCTCGGTTTTGATGGCTTTGCCAGACTGCTGGCGATAGGCGACCCACTCAAGCCAGGAGGACGCATCCAGCCATTCAGGAACCGGTATACTCAGCGGATCAAACTTCACCTTCCCCTTTGGGGGATTAGAGGGGGTTAGATCTGTATTTATATTTGTCTTTGGAAGAATGTCTTTGGTGTTCCCTGTTTTCGGGGATCCCTTTCCCTGTTTTCGGGGATAACCATCCCCGTTTTCAGGGATGGTTTGAGGGGTATTTTTGCTATCCCCGTTTTCAGGGATAGCTGTCCCTGTTTTCAGGGATAACCATCCCTGTTTCTTGGGATTGTAAAGACTGATTTTGGGGATAGTGATTACCCAAGTTAAAGCTTCAGCAGACGAGAAAGCCGCTGGGCACTTCATGCAGTTCGGCTTTGTATAAGCCCATTTATCCAGGTTGGTATTAATCCCTATGTATCTGGTTTGCCCGATGCGGCGCAGGATGATGATATTCCGATAAGCTAGGCTCAGCACGGCTTCAGAAACGTGTTTCACCTTCAGCGTAGTTTTGTCGGCAATGAGACTGTTAGCGATCCGGTCTGATTTTTTGGACCAGCCATAGGTCAGCCGAATGATGGCATTCAGCACCCGGAATTCGCGCCCGGATAGCTCGACGATACACAGAGCATCCTGAATCTGGTTGGCTAAGCGCAGATAGCCATTTTCCAGTTCAGCCATGCGGCTCTCCTGTTTCCCCTCTTGCGTGGGGAATTTGAATATTTCAGCGGTATTTGACATACTTATCTCCGCAATTGACTGACGTTTGTTGCAACTGAAGGCCACTTCTGTTCCCGCAGAGTGGCTTTCGCCTTTTCAGATCCCGTCATACAGCCCCCAACATCGTCGTTACCATAGCCATTAATGGTGTCACAGAGTCCGGGCCGTCCAGGTAGAAACTGGCGACAATCTTTTCGCTGATCTCCTTCAGCCGAACCTGCTTTGGCGCCTTGAGCATGACAGCCTGAATAGCTTCAGCGTCTTCCTTCACCGTTTTGGCAATTCGAAGCGCAACATCATCGAGCCGAACAACGCGATCGCGATACGCCAGGGGTAACGCCGAGATAATCGCTGGGGCCAGCAACTCAACGTTCAAGCGGTATGCTGCCGAGTTTTCTTTGTTGTCTAACCAACGAAACATCTTCACGTTCCAAACCCCAGGCTGAACGTTGAGATCAATGCCTTCAATCATCATCTCTTCCGCCACTTCCTTGATTTGCAGTGCAACGACCAGACGCCCCTCGGCTGCAGCCCAGGCACGGACAACTGCACATAAAGTACGGTGGTCAACGTTACCGTCTGACTCTTCGCTTTGGTGATACTGGAATATCAGGCGCTCTGTCGACGCTCTGTTATTCTCTTGAAAAGAAATTGTATGCATCATTAATGCTCCTACTTTGGTAAACCGTCAGTGGGATTTGGGTAGAGATCAGGGCGCAGTTCGTGTGGAGTTACGCCGGTGACTGCATAAATTTGCAGTACGCGATCTGCAGGGACCACGCCTTGATAGCGGTTTCGCCAATGGCTGACGGTCATGGCGCTTACGGTTAGTAATTCAGCTAAGCGGGTAGCGGTTCCTGCTTTGGTAATGGCTTTATCAATAGCTTTCATAGTTAGCTCCAGTGGCAACGACTCAATTAAACATAATGTTTAATTATAAGTCAACATTTTGAATATTGAGCTAATAAACATTTGGTTTAGAATTCGTTCATGAAAGAAAAAACTCATCAGATTAACCATCCACAAGTTCAAAGACTTAATGAGATCCTTGAGCTTAAGAATTTGACGAAGTCAGACATGGCCCGCATTTGTGGCGTCAGTGCCCAGTCGGTCAATAACTGGTTCGTTCGTGGGACGATTGGGAAAAGCTCAGCCATAAAGCTGGCGGATGCGCTCGGGGTAAGCCTTGAGTGGATTCTTGGCCAGGAAGTTGGCGAAAAAGATGGTCTTAAGCCGGACGAACAGCGCCTGCTCGAGCTTTACCGCCAGCTGCCGGAAGAGGAGCAACAAAACATGCTCCGCATCTTCGCGATTCGCCTGAAGGAGCTGGATGAGTTGTATGAGCGGTACATGAAGGGACGAATAAAAAACTCAAATTAGCCCACAACAGGACTCAGACTAATATAAATTCATAAAAACCGTAGAGGGAGAAAATCCCCAATAGATTTGCCTGCATAAAACGTAATTTGTTGACATTACTGCAACTTGGAAAAGTTAAGGGTTTTAATGTGGAAGAACGTGGGAATTATCTTGTTGAGTCAATTCAAGAAATTGGCTCTGGCGGTTTTGGTATAGTTGAAAAAATTAACCTGTACAATACAAACAGGGATCTTTGCGGAATTTATGCGAGAAAAATTCTTAAGCAGGAAGAAATCAATCCTGATTTATTGGTTCGCTTTGAGCGTGAAGTGAGGTACCAAGCGAATTGCTCTCATAAAAATGTTGTGCAAATTTTCATCTGTCATCTCCAGGCTACGGTTCCTTGGTTTGTAATGGAACTTGGAGTTTGTAGTCTCCATGATGAAATTCAAGACAATAGTTTGAGTAACGAAGAAAAGATTGAAATCGTTAAGATGATTACCGAAGGTGTTGCTTTCATTCACAGCAAAGGTTTTCTGCATCGCGATATCAAGCCTTTAAACATTCTTAAATTCCCGGATGGAACTTACAAAGTGTCAGATTTCGGGTTGGCAAAAAACATTTCTCCTGATGCAAACACGCAACTTTTGACACAAATCGGGCACTATCCTGCAACACCAAAGTATTTTGATCAGGGTGTTTTCATCCATGGATACTCTAAGCAGTCTGATATTTACTCATTGGGAGTGCTTATGGAGGAGTTAGAAATTGATGGGTTTGATGATATAGTTAACAAATGCACACACAGACAATTAAAAAATCGCTTTTTAAACGCAAATCAAATCATAGCAGCTATTGAAGAATTTCAGGGAGCACGGTAATGACCACCATCATCTCATCGTCTGTTTTCTCTCTACCAAGGAATAGGGATAAGGAAAATCAGGATTCAGTGCTTCAACCAATTCAGATTGAAGATGGATTCCTTATGGCTATAGCAGATGGAGTAGGTGGTTATAAAGGAGGTAAAGAGGCCTCATCAACTGTGATTTCATGTCTTTCAAAATTACAACTTAAGATTCAAGGTGATGATATTGAAGGACTTTTGAAAGATCTTCAAAAGCAGGTATCTGGTTTGTCAGAGCATAACATCGCTCTTAGTGATGCGGCGACAACATTGTCTCTTTGCCAAGTAGACAATGAAAAGCTTGTTGTTGCTCATTCGGGAGATTGCAGAATCTATATCAAAAATGACAATAAATTAGAGCAATTAACCAAAGATCATACGCAACATCAAATGCTCATTGATGAAGGTATTTATACAGCTAAAGAATTAAAGCATGCAAAAGGTAAAAATATTATAACTACGGCTATATCGGGAAAGATAAAGCTTAGTTATCAGACATTTAGTATTCTAAATAAAGATTTGCCTTCTGACAACGGCATAGTTTCTTTATATATAATGTCAGATGGTGCTCACTCGTTCTGGGAGCAGCGTCCGCGTTTTTCAATAAACACATTGTCAAATTCTGCAAATTTCGCGTCTAGCTTGCGTAAGAGAATAGAGACGAAGGGGCCCGTTGATGACTATTCACTCGTAGCTGTTAACTTCCGAATTGATTAGAGCATCTTTAAGCTGAACGTATTCAATAAGCATAGCTTCACAACACCCCGGCCCTCGCGCCGGGTTTTTACGCCCTTACCCATCAGTTCCGCCGCCAAACTAACGCCCCGAACTCCCCGATCCCGACCATAGCGTCGGGATTTTTTTTGCCTGCAACTCACAATTCCTGCCTCTCATAAACCACCATTAAACTTTTTGTTTATCCATAATTACTCATTTAGTTGACACAAGTTTAAACATTGTGTTTAATCTATCTCACCAAGACGCACCACGAACCACCCAGGCATGGAGCCCACGAAGTAGCCGCCGACGGCATACGAATAGTCGGATGAGGTGGAGTGATTAACGCGCATCAGGTTCAAGAAATGTTCCGCCAGCCTGGCGACAAGGGCAAACAGGTGATTGAGATGAAAATTAATCCAGCAGTTCCAAACAGCGGTCGCGCCGTTCCAATGCGTAATCAGCGTACCGGCGCAGCATGGCTGGTCTCTTTTAACTACAGCGAAGGCATGTACTGGCACGAACCGCAGGGAAACTTGCGCCACATTCGCCGCCCGTATGCCTCACGCAATATTGAACCGCACCTGGTTCCGGCAGGGACGCACTAATGGGCACCTTATTCGCACTCGTCCTGACCATCGGCATGACCAATGGTGAATTTCAGGATGTCGTTCTCGATGTCTATGGCAGCCAGCAGCAATGCGAGCAGGCCGCCATCGAACAGAAGGTTTCTGGAGATTGCTACCCGGTAGAACGGATCGTCCGCAGTGACGAAGTGCCAGCGGAAACCACGGTTAAGTTCTGAGGAGATGATGATGCAGCAGACATGCGCGTACTGCCGCAAGCAAATCGAGTCCGGGAAAGAAGTTAAAAACGTATTGCTCTTCATCCGCGGTGCCCAGCTGGCGCGCGAACCACGTGACTACTGTTCTAAACGTTGCGCTTCGTACGACCAGATGGCCCACGAAGCCTAACGTAAAACCCGCGCAAGGCGGGGCCTACGTCCGGTGCCACCGACCAAAGTTACACCGGAATTTATACCAAAACCAAAAACACACCCAATGGGCGCTATCTCTGGCCCGGGGATCTTACATCCAAAAATGAGGATCTGACATGGAATTTTTCCATCTGCTTAAGGCCAGTCATAAGTCTGGCAAGAAAGATGCGGTGATCTGGTTTACTGCGAAAAGTGCAGCGCGCGCAAACCTGCAACTGGATGTCTTGCTGGAAGACGCCGAAATCGAAACTGGCCGCGGTAAGGACTACGCCAAGCCGATCCGTACCGACATGCCTATTGTTGACGACCTGCCAGAAGAAGGCGTGATTGATTACACCTGGTGCGAGCGCTACACCCTGGCCGAAGACCAGCGCACCTGGAACGTGATCCCGGGTGCCGCCTCTCAGAGCGAAACCACCATCGTCCTGGACAGCGCCACCAGCGCTGAGAATCAGCCGGTCGCGGCGGTAACCGCCGTTGATACTCCTGATGAGCCTTACTGGTATGAGAATGGCCTGCGGTTACTCAAAAACGGCGATGAGTTTACTCGTTATGCAGTATGCAAACTGCCGTTCCGTCAACAACTGCTGGCTCAACTGACGGTGGACGAACTGCGCCATCATGTCACCCGCGGTGAACATGCGGAACTGCATGCGCTGGAAATGGATACCGACAATAGCTATGTCCAGACGCTTCTGCTTGCTGCTGAAAGCTACCCAGAGTTGAAGGATTTCGACACCAAGGATCTGTGGAGATATACCGACGCGATCCGAAAAGTATTCAGCATGGATAAACGCCATGAACTGGCTCTGGTCCTCCGCTTCACCAGAATCTGGGTATCTACTAAGGCCAGTGACCACGAAATCCTGACCAGTGAATGGGTTGCCGGCAGCCGCATTGATGGTGTTGGTGTTCCACAAGACCAGAAATCCGAAGAGCCACAACCTGCCGAACCCTATAAGCGCGCGGTGCCGCAGAACATGGCGAACCTGAGCATCGAGATCGCAATTGCACAGCTGTACCCGGATGCCGTACCCGGGAAAATTAACCGTGCTCAGCTCATCGCGGCTAAAGAGCTGGCTGACAAAAAAGATGAGGCCCACGCCAAAGCACTCAAGGTTCTTGGCAAAACCACGGACATTCTCGACTACGACGCCAACAGCATTTTCGGCGTGACCCGCGCCATTTCATGGACTAGCGAGGATAGCACCACGGAACTGCGTAGCCAGGTGCGCGAGTGGTTCACTGCGAACGGCATTTATGAAAATGGCGCGCGTTCAAAAGGCTACCCCGAATGGGATGAAGATTCCCGTGCGGGCCGTCAGGTAGTGGAGAGAGCGCCAGCAGCCACTAATCAGCCGCAGGTCGCGAACCTCGGCGGCGGCGTGTTCTCTATCGAGGGCCTGATGGGTACAAATAATGACCCGGTCATCAATACCCCCTCAAACGCAGTCGAAAAAACGGAAACAGTAACGGAGACCACCAGCGATGTGCAGATGGAAGAGACTCACCCGCAGGAAGGAGAAGCTGGTAACGCGTTACCACCAGGCGAAAGCGCTGATGCAGCTGATCCGCAAACAGATGCCCTGAACCCGGCAGAAGTTCTGGCCGCCGCCGTGCCAGAGCTGCCGAACGCCACGCAGCCGGAAGTTACCACCGAAGCGCCGGAGGAAACCGCCAGCGCACCGGAATACCCGGCGTACTTCGAACCGGGCCGCTATGAAGGTCTGCCGAATAACGTCTACCACGCAGCGAACGGGATCAGCAGCACCCAGGTGAAAGATGCCCGAGTCAGCCTGATGTACTTCAACGCGCGCCATGTCGCCAAGACCATCCCGCGCGAAGGCTCCAAAGTGCTGGATATGGGTAACCTAGTGCATGCGCTGGCGCTGCAGCCGGAAAACCTCGATGAAGAATTCAGCGTAGAGCCGGTGATCCCGGAAGGGGCATTCACCACCGCGGCGACCCTGCGCACCTTTATCGATGCGCATAACGCCAGCCTGCCAGCGCAGCTGAGTGCCGACGACATCAAGGCGCTGCTGGACGAGTACAACGCCACCCTGCCTGCACAGTTACCGCTGGGTGCATCTGTTGATGAAACCTACGCAGCTTATGAGCAGTTGCCAGAGGTTTATCAGCGAATTGAGAACGGCACGAAACATACCGCCACAGCAATGAAAGCCTGCATCAAAGAGTACAACGCCACCCTGCCCGCGCCGGTGAAAACCAGCGGCAGCCGTGATGCGCTCCTCGAGCAGCTGGCGATCATCAACCCTGACTTGGTGGCACAGGAAGCGCAGAAACCGGCACCGCTGAAAGTGTCCGGCACGAAAGCGGAAATGATCCAGGCGGTGAAGTCCGTTAAGCCGGATGCGGTATTTGCTGACGAACTGCTGGATGCGTGGCGCGAGAACCCGGACGACAAGATTCTGGTTACTCAGCAGCAGATGCAAACGGCGCTGGCCATTCAGAAAGCACTTCACGATCACCCGACTGCCGGCAAGCTGCTGCTGCACCCTGATCGCGCTGTTGAGACAAGCTATTTCGGTATCGATGAGGAGACCGGGCTGGAAATCCGCGTGCGCCCGGATCTGGAAATCGACATCGACGCCGTTCGCATCGGGGCCGACCTGAAAACCATCAGCATGTGGAACGTGAAGCAGTCCGGTCTGCGCTCTCGACTGCACCGCGAAATCATCGACCGCGATTACCACCTCAGCGCGGCAATGTACATGAACACCGCAGCGCTAGATCAGTTCTTCTGGATTTTCGTTAACAAAGACGAGGGTTATCACTGGATCGCCATCGTTGAGGCCAGCGAAGAACTGATTGAGCTGGGCATGCTCGAGTATCGCCAGACCATGAATCGCATCGCTAACGCTTTCGACACTGGCGTGTGGCCAGCGCCGATCACCGAAGACTACACCGACGAACTGAACGACTTCGACCTGCGTCGCCTTGAAGCGCTGCGCCTGGCTTAATGGAGAGAATGACAATGCAAAACACCAATATTATCGCCGCAGAACAGACTCCAAACACCATTTCTGCCAGCAACGCTGTATTCAACGTGCAGGCACTCGGCCAGCTGACAGCATTTGCTGAACTGATGGCACAGTCTGCCGTGACTGTACCGAAACACCTGGCAGGTAAACCAGCCGACTGCATGGCGATCGTCATGCAGGCCATGCAGTGGGGCATGAATCCTTACGCGGTCGCCCAGAAAACGCACCTGGTTAACGGCGTTCTGGGTTACGAAGCGCAGCTGGTAAACGCAGTTATCTCCAGTTCAAGCGCCATAGTGGGCCGTTTCCATTACGAATACGGCGGCGACTGGGAAAAGATCGCCGGTAAGAAAGACGGCCGCGATGAGCTGGGCCTGTTTGTCCGGGTTGGCGCTGTCCTGCGCGGCGAGACGGATATCACTTGGGGCGAGAACATCTACCTGGCTGACATTACCACCCGGAACTCCCCACTGTGGAAAACGGCACCCAAGCAGCAGATCGCCTATCTCGCGGTGAAGTACTGGGCGCGCCTGTACTGCCCTGAGGTCATCCTCGGCGTCTACAGCCCGGATGAAGTTGAGCCACGTACCGAGAAGGAGATCAATCCGGCACCGCAGCGCGTTAACTTAGCTGACATCCCTGGTGACACTGTAACAACAACCCATAGCGCGCAGGAATTAGCCACCAACATTGACGCTATGGCTGATGATTTCCGGGATCGCATTGAGGCAGCTCAGGGCGTAGATAACGCCAAAGCAGTTCGGGCCGATATCGAAAGCGCCAAAAATGCGCTGGGTTCTGCCCTGTACACCGAACTGAAAAACAAGGCCGTGAAGCGTTACCACCTGGTGGATGCGTATAACCGGGTCGAGGCGGCAATTAACTCCCTGCCGCAGCCCGGCGAACCGGATGGTGCCGAGCGCTTCGGGGAAGCTGAACGCGTGCTGGCGTCGGCAAAGCGTCATCTGGGTGACGAACTGCACGATCAGTTCAGCATCACCCTGGCAGATATGAAACCGGAATACGTGGCCTAAGGGAGGCGGGAGGGTTCGCCCTCCCGGTAGAGAAATTATGCGATTAATCAACCGCAGCACACAGTCACCTCTGGCGCGTCAGGCCTGCGAAATCGCCCTGGCGGCCCATCAAGAGCGGTACGGAAACTACGGGCGCAGCCGGATGAAAGAGACTTACACGGTAAGAGTTGAAGGGGTGAAGGTCTGGGTTGAGGTGGTGAACCGGAAAGCGAGCTACGTGGCCACGGCGATGACCGGCATGCGCCGCCTGCGATCATTACCCGGGCAGATCGCCTGATATTGAAATATCAATGTTTAACAACCGGCATCTTTATAATGATGTCGGTTACCTGAGGTGAAAGATGGCACAGGTGATTTTTAACGAAGAGTGGGTGGTCGAAGCGAAGCTGTGTGAGAGAACGGGACTCTCAAAGCGGCAGGTAACCTGCTACCGCGCTCATCGCTGGATCGAAGGTATTCATTTTAAGCGTGTAACCCAGACTGAAGGAGATAACAACTCTCCGCGGGCGACACTTTGGTACAACTTCCCAAAGATAAACAGTTTCGTTCAGGAGCAGTGACGTGGCGCCAACGGGTGTTGAAATTCATAATGGCAAGATTCGGATATGGTTCATTTATCGAGGGGTTCGTTGCCGGGAAACGCTTAAAGGCTGGCTGGTGACGAACGCCAACCTCAAAAAAGCAGGCCAGCTCAGAGCGAAGATCACCAGTGATATCCAGATGGGGATATTCGATTATGGCCTGCAGTTTCCTGGCTCTAAGGCAGCAAAAAAATTCTCAACTACGTTGAGGATTAGTACCTTCCAGGAACTTTGTGATGAATACAGCGGAACCAAAGAGCTGGAAATGTCCTACGCATCAGCGCGGAACATGCAGTCCATCATCAAGATATTGCTGCGAATCGTTGGTAGCGAAACCCTGATCACCGATATTCAACAGATAGACATTCTGAGATACCGGAAGGAGTTGTTGCTGGGGGATGTACGCAATGATGTTGTGCCACATCTGAATAAAACGGGCCGTGCACCGGCTACGGTAAACGAGCAAATCCGCACGCTTTGCGCCATGCTGAAATTTGCCAAACGTAGCCACATTATTACCAACAGCCCTTTTGAAGATATTCCTTCTTTGAAACGGCCGCGGAAAGCACCGGATCCATTCACGATGGAAGAATACGAGCGATTCATTTCGGTGTTACCGGCTTCAGTTGTTAACTTATGGAAACTGGCCTTTTACGCTGGTCTTCGTCATGGGGAGCTGTGCGCACTTGGATGGGATGATGTTGATCTGGTCAATGGAAAAATTCACGTCAGTCGGAATCTGAACAACTATGATCAGTTCGGGCCGCCTAAAACGTCCGCCGGAGAACGCACGATCACATTGCTGGAGCCAGCCCTCGAGGCGTTAAGAGATCAGTTCCATCTGACCGGTGCAGACCAGACGACAGAAATCACATTTAACCATCGTGCGTATGCTAGCACTGATCAGCAGCACGTACGGTTTGTGTTTCGTCCGGTAATTAAATTTGCCGTTCCGAATCCCTATTATTCAAAAAACGCGCTGGGCTATAGCTGGAAGCAGGGTCTAAAAAAAGCGGGAATACGTAGCCGTGTGCCTTATCAGTCTCGCCATACTTACGCGTGCTGGTTGTTGTCTGCAGGAGCGATCCCCTCTTTCATCGCCAGCCAGATGGGGCATACTGATGCCAGTATGGTGTATAAGGTTTACTCGAAATGGATGTGTGATAAAGACCGGGATCAGGTGGAGTTTTTAAACAGCAAATTAGGTTAA